GTTCCCATACATGGTTGGTGGACAATTTAAGGATACTCCCATAGAAGAGAACTTTGTTACTTTCTTCAACCAAGACATTGATATTACAAGTAGGAATGTAACAAGAAATATTGCTCCATATTACCTATCATATGGTAACTCTGATTATGAACTAATTGATGATGTAAAAGATGCATTGAAACAAGAGTTTGAAGTTACCAAAACAAAGAGTGCTGGTATCACATCTGTAACCATATTCTCCAGAGGTGATGGATATAAAATAGATGATACTCTTACATTAGATAACAAAGGAACAAACGGCACTGGTGCTAATATTGTTGTAAGTGAATTATTAGGAAAAGAAGTAAGCACTGTAGAAATTGGTATTACTACATTCAATGATTCATCACTAAGACTCCAAAAGAAACAGGTTATTGGTATCACCTCAATGCCACATGGTATTGCTGATGGTGAAACAATTATTCTAAGTGGTATTAGTACATCTGAGTTTACGGAGTTTAATGGCCCTCAGAAAGTTCAAGTTATTAACAGATCAGTAGGCCTTTCTACTTTTGTGGACAATGTAACAAACACTGGAGTAACCACAGAGATATTTGTAACTGATACTAGAGGTTTCACTCCAGCAGATATCATTGGAGTTGGAACAGAGAGCATGACCGTTGTTGGTGTTGATACTGCTTTCTCTAGATTACTTGTAAACAGAGAAAACTTTGTTGGTGCTGCAATTACACACCAGGCTGGTACTAACAATGTAAAACTACAACCAAATAAGTTTCAATTCTCTGTTGGAACTTCAACAGTCACTCAATTTACATTTGAAAATTATAAAACCTATTTTAACCCACAAGAAACAGTTGGTGTTGGATCTACAGGGACACATTATACAATTACTACGACTGGTTTAGGAACACAAGCGATTCAGACTGTAGAAAATCGTTTTGTGCCTCAACAACAGATTTACATTAAGGATCACAAGTTCTTTACTGGTCAAAAACTAGTTTATAACATGGGTATTGGTGGTACATCTCTTGTTTGGGCAAAAGTATCTGCTGGTGCAACTTCTGGAGTTGGAACTGAGGTTCTTCCTGATGGTGATGTATATGCCGTCGATTTTGGTAAGGATTATGTTGGATTAACTACTGTTGCTTTCTCTACAGCTGCTGATGCTATATGGTTTTACGGTGTTGCATCTAATTCTGGTTTTGCACACTCCTTTACAACTGCATATCCTAAAGTATCAACTAAAGTCGAAAGATTCTTTGGAGAAGTTGGAGTTAATTCTGCTCATGGACTAACAACAGGTGATCTTATCAAACTTGAAGCTATACCAAAATCTTCTGAGTCTACAAAACTAAGATATGACCCAGTTATTGCTAAAACTACTACAAAACGAGTTGGATTTACATATACGAGTTTTTCTCCCGACTTAACTCAAATAAACATTGGAGATCAAGACTTACAAAGTTATGATAAGGTTGTTTACTATGATAATGGTAATACAATCAATGGATTAATCAATAACGAGACTTATTTCGTTCTTAGAGAAGATCCAGAGTCTATAAAACTCTGCAAATACAAATCTGACGTATTTGATTCCAATCCAGTTTCAATATCAACAGTATCGACTGTAAGTCCTAACAATTTAAGTTACATTGCTAAGATCAACCCACCTCTAAGTTTCACATCAGGTAATACAATCGTATTTGATGTATCGGATCAAAGTCTTCTTGATATGAGGTTAGATTTCTTTGATGATCTCACTTTCAATAATAGACTTGATGTTCAAGGCACAAATACTGGTGGATTTAACATTACTAGAAGTGGTATTCCAGGCGACCCTAATGCTACAGTCACAATCAATACTGAGACAGGTTGGCCAACAAAAACATACTACGATCTAACTCCTGTTGTCCCATCAGACACAAGAAAGACATTTGGATCATCAGATACAGAGGTAACAGGAAGAAACAACATAACATTCAATGATATTGTTCTCAGAAACGAACATAGCGTTTCAGTCAAGGATGATAAGACATTTACATTCAATTTAAAAGAAAAACCACTAGAATCACAAAAATTTGTCTCTAGAGTTGGTGTAAGTACAATAACATATAGTACAACATCTTCTAGTGCTAGAGGGCCTGTATTTAAGACTAAAATTAACTTCCCAGGCAAAGGATATACTCTTTTACCTAGAGTTATTGGTTTTGCAAGTACACAAGGTAAAGATGCTATCGTAAAAGTGTCATCTCCCGAAATTGGACAAATTGATAACATTGAAAGAATCAAAGATGGATTTGACTATCCAACTGATCCTACTTTGTTACCATTCTTGTCAGTTCCCGCTATAATTGATATAAGTGGTATTTCAAGAATTAATAGTATCGAAGTTACTGATGGTGGAACAAGATATAACCAACCACCTACACTTGCAGTTCGTGGTAACAGTAATGTACAGATTGCAGCACATATATCTGGTGGATCTGTAGAAAGAGTTGAAATTATCAAAAATGCTTTTGAGTTCAAAGAACCACTAAGCATTATTACAACTAATAACTCTAATGGTTACGATATAGACAATATCACACATAGTGGCACTACTGTTACTGCTGAATTGTTACTAGATGCACAATTCAATCGACCTATCAACACTGGGTATGCTTCTACTGAAAATGTGTTACCTTTTGCAGTTGGTGATCAAGTATTTGTTGAAGGTTGTAGAATCAAACCAGCATCATTACAATCAGGTGAAGGTAACTTCAACTCTGCTGACTATGACAACACATTCTTCACAGTTACAGGTGTAAGCACTGCAAATTCTACTGTAGAGTTTAGTATGGCAAGTGCGCCTGGAATATCCACAGTTACACTTGGAGTTTATGATGATGACTTCACATTAGGATCTATTGTCAACTACAATGACATGGCGAAGTTTAATATGACACTTATTAACGATGCCAAATACTTATCTGGTGAAAAAGTAACATCCACTAAATTTGAAGGATTTGTAGCTGAAAATGGTTGGAATGGTAATATTAGTCAACTTAGATTAAGAGATACCATTGGAACTCTTCTACCTGGCGATACATTGTTTGGTGAAGTATCACAACTCAAAGGTAATGTTAGAGATGTTAATAGATTTAGTGTAAGAACGACTCTTGGAGTTACAAGAGATAAAGTGTCTAAGAATGACATGGAATTTGGTATTCTTAATGACTTCAATCAAAGATTGTCAGATAACTTCTATTTCCAGAAGTTTTCATACTCAATTAAGAGTAGTCTTCCATATAGCACATGGAAAGAGTCTGTAAAATCAATTGTCCACCCATCTGGATTCTTAGAGTTCTCAGACCTTGTTATTGAAAGTGATCCTAAGAAAGATGCCGATACATTTGATTTGGTAAGTGTTGGAATTGCAAAGTCAAATAATATGAAGATTACACCTGTAGATACTACAATTAATCTTATATTGAACATTGATAATGAAATGTACATGGGTAAGAGAGATAACTTTGCAATAGTTACCGAAGATGATGCTTTAACTGATGGTTCTGTACAAAGAATATTCTTCCCAGAAGGCAGACCAATTAAGAGCTTCATCATGAACAAAACCAACAAGGTTATATCAATAGATGATATTTCTTCTGGATTCACTGGAGAACATGATAGAACTGGTACATTGGTTGGAAGTAAACAGTTCCAATTAAAAACAGGTGGAAGATCAGCGTTTAAGAAGTCATATGATGCTTCTAGTTCTGCTATCGTTAATACTAACTTGAATACAATATCAATTCAGAACCACGATTTCCAGACTGGTCAAACAGTCAATCTTGATACTCAAGGTGGATCTAAAATTGGTATTGCACTCACATCTTATACATCAGGAACTAAAGACATTGTGATGGCTGCAGTTACATCTGGTATTGGTGGAAGTACATTATTTGAGAATGGATTCAATGTTCAGATTCCAGGCCCTGTAACAGGAACTGGTGTTACACAGAATCCTCCTGGCCCTCAGTTTGTTTTATATGGGTTTGGTAATCCAGATGGAGGAGTGCCTGGCTTCTCTACAGTTGGTACTGGCGCTGTGTTCCAAGTTAAGTTTGATTTTGACACAACCACTGGTCAATGTATATCTACTTCCGTTGTTCTAATCAAAGGTGGACAAGATTACATTGTTGGTGATACTGTAGGAATTGCTGGTACATATCTTGGTGGAGCAACACCAGCAAATAATTTACTATTCCCTGTTACTAAAACAACAGGATCTAGAGTTGGTATAGAAACAACATACTCAAATGTTCCATCAACAAACAATGGATCTGGTTCTGGTGCGATCTTTAATATTACTAGAGATTCCAACTTAGATATTATTGCTGTTGGTGTTGTTACTGGTGGAACTGGATATGCAACCACTAACACTATTTCTATTGCAGGGACATATATCGGTGGTACAACTCCAACCAACAACATTGAATTAACTCCTGTAGAATGTGGAACTAATGTCATGCCTAATGAATTGTTTGTTCAAAAGGTTGATGATGTAAACTTTAGAGTTGCTGGTTTATCCACATCACTACCATTTAATTTTACTGGTTTGGGAACTGGTACACATCTTCTCAAAGTTCAAGATCCGAATAAACAGGCCTTGATTATGATTGATAATATTATTCAGACACCAGTGAAAAATAAACTTCTAAATGTTGAAGTAACAGAAGCTATTGGTGAAACTGGTGAGAACATTGTAGTTGGTGCTGGTATTGGATCATTAGCTAAGGGTGATATCCTTAAAGTTGATGATGAATTTATGAAGGTTCAACAGATAGGAGAGGCGACATTTGCACAAGCAAAACAAGCAGTCGCAAATAAAGTTGTTGACAACAATTTCTACTACGACACTAAGAGAGCTAACTCAAATGTGTTGAATGTAGACACAACAACTGCTACTATGGATGACAACCCTCCATATTAACTATAAATAAAGAAAAAACGTTTTTAAGTAATGGCTAAACAAGGGATTAGTACTGGTTCGGCTCCCAATGATGGGACGGGCGATACCCTATTGGCAGGGACTATTAAGATCAATAATAATTTTAATGAAATATACGATAAGTTCGGAGACGGTACTAATCTTGTAAGTTTTGTTTCTTTTGCTAGTACTGCTGGTTACTCAACAAATGCTGGTATTGCATCAACATCAGTTGCTGCTGGAATTGCAGCGAGTGTATCTGACAACATTGATATCAATACATCTGGTGTTGTTACTTCAAGTTATGCAGACGTTGGTAAAATAACAATTCAACAGCCTGGTGCTATCACAGATGGCCCTATTGAGGTTGGTTTTGCTGCAACTATGTTCCGTATCAAAGCAGACGGTATGGTCGGCATCGGAACATCATTACCTACTTCACAACTAGAAGTTG